CAGGCTATCGGTCCACTATCGGTCCACTCTGTGATGCCAGATCATCAAGGTCTCAGCCACCGCAACGCTTTCTGGAGACCCCTTAACTCTTTGGGGTAGTGGGGGTCGTGGGTTCAAATCCCGCCGCTCCGATTCAGTAAAACCGGCACTTTCCAGTCGCCACGCCGCTTCTCCCCCGAGAGCGGCTTTTTTATTTGGTCGCTCCAGGGCCCAAATAGACCTAGCCTGACGGCGAAAACGGTCCACCTTTCGGTCCACCCGGTGCCCCTCGAAGCCGCCCTCGGGGAACTCAACGCCCGCCTCAAAGCCGGCGGCCACCGCTGCACCATCGAGCAGCGCAAAGCCTCGCTTGTGCTCCGGGCCACCCTGGTGGACCGCTCCGATCCGGCCCTCAAGCGCCGCCAACGGATCAGCCTCGGCCTGCCCGCCGTCCTCGCCGCCCTCGGTGAAGCGGAGGACAAGGCCCACCTCCTCTCCCGGCAACTGCGCACCGGCACCTTCTGCTGGGAAGCCTGGGACACCCCCGAAGGCCCCGCCGCCATCACCGTCGCGGAGTTCCGCACGGCCGCCCAGCGACTCCACGCCAGCAAGTACCGCAAGGAACCCGAGCGCGGTGCCAGCGCCTGGTCCAAGAAATGGGCCCCCGCCCTGCGCAAGCTCCCGCCCTCGGGCGCCATCACCGAAGTCTCCCTGCTCCGGGTCATCCGCTCCATGCCCGCCGGCAGCGCCTCCCGCCGCGACCAGGGCAACCTCCTGACCCAAGTGGCCAAGTCCCTGGGCCTAGAGACCAGCGCCCTCCTCGAAGCCTGCCGCGGCTACGGCGTCGACAAGCTCACCGAGCGCGACATCCCCACCGACGAGGCCATCGAGGCCGCGTTCAAGCAAATCCGCCAGCCGCACTGGCGCTGGACCTTCGGGATGTGCGCTGCCTATGGCCTTCGTCCCCACGAGTGCGCTGAGCTCACCTGGCTCGAGGACGACTGGATCGAGGTCCACGACAAGACCAAAACAGGCGCCCGTCGTGTCACCCCGTGCCCGAGCGCCTGGATCAAGCTCTTCGAGCTACGGGACCTCCCGCGCCCCACGCAAAGCGCCCGCACCCTGACCAAGGTCTTCAACGACGCCCTGGACCGGGCCCAGGTGAGCATCAAGCCCTACAACCTCCGCCACGCCTACGCCCTGCGCCTGCTGTCCAAAGGCGTCTCCGCCGACCTCGGTGCCCGCCTGATGGGCCACAGCCTCCAGGTCCACCAGTCCACCTACCAGCGCTGGATCGAGGGCGACCGCATCCAGAAGGCCATGCAGGGCATTTCGCTTTAGGTTGGGCTAGCATCTATCCAGATCCGGTTAGACCTTCGTGGACGAGATCCTCAACCGCCTCGATGCCCTTGAGCGGACCCTCGTGGCCCTAATCGAAAGCAAGCAGACCCCAGCCAGCAACGACTGGGTCGACTCCAAAGAGTTCTGCCGCCTGGTTGGGCTGCGCGACACCAAAGCCCTGGTGTACCAGATGTCCAAGGGCATCATCCACGGCCCCGCCATCAAGAACATCGGCACCGCCAAGCGCCCGCGTTACCGCTTCCATCGCGTCAAAGCCGTCAACCAGTTCCTGAATAGGACAGTCAGCGCCTAACGCTTTTCCAGTACCGATCCTCTGCCTTGGCCTCCCAGGCCCGGTGTTGAGCGAGCCGCGCCGAAGCCCGAGCCCGTTTCTTGCTCAGGTTCCAGTCACTGAAGAACTCCGCATCAGCAACAAGTCGCTGCAACAGCCCATTTGGCAGCTTGCGGACCACCTTCTCCAAGCGACGCAACAACACGGCTCTGACTTCGAGCTCGGTCAACCGCCCACCGAGAACAACAGCTCGACGTACCGCCGTCCATCAATCTCCATCCCACGCCCATCTCCGACCACGAGCCCATCGAAGTGGTCCTCGAGCCTGGTGGTCAGCACATCCATCACCGCCATAGCTTCGACGACCGCGTCAACGCTCGGCGCCGCATCGATTGCCTCGGCGATGTCCTCCATCAACACGCAGTAGAAGGAGCGATCCCGGGGCACAAATTGTGGGGCCATGGATGTAGCGCCACTACCCAAGGCTACGGATGACCGTTATTTGGCATCCGCCCAAGTCTTGCCAGAGGACACCTCAGCAACGATGGGCACATGGGTGCAGACCTCTGACCCCGCCGACTCCATCGACTCCTTTAGCACCGTTCCCCAGTGCTCAGCGCGATCCTCACGCACCTCGAGGACGATTTCATCGTGGACCATGGCGATCAATTTGGCCTCACCAGCCGGCGCCTGAACAACGTGGCGCCACAGCTTGTCAATCGCGATCTTGGCGATGTCACCTGCGGTGCCCTGCACCTGCGTGTTGATCCGCGTCGTGTACTTGTCGTTGAAGCCAACCAACATCCGCCGGCGCCCAATCGCGGTGTTCACCGCCTTCGTGGTCTTGGTGCCTTCGCTCTGCTGCCAGGCATAGAGCGTGGGGTACGCAGCTCTGAAGCCCTCGACGATCTGCCGCGCCTCGTCGAGTTCCATGTCGAGCCCGTACTGCGCGACTGCCTGCTTCTGCAACGTCGCCGGCCCCGCGCCATACAGCAACCCGAAATTGGCCACCTTCGCTGAGGTCCTGGCCTCCTTGGTGACGTCCTCGAGGGCGACACCGGTCATCAAAGCGGCGGTCTCGGTGTGCAGGTCACGCCCCGCCCTATACGCCTCTCGCATCTTCTCCTCCCCCGAGAGCTCAGCCGCCACTCGCAGCTCCACCTGGGAGAAGTCAGCCACAACGAGCACATAGCCGGCCTCGGCAACGAACTTGCTGCGAAAATCCTTGCCCCGATTGACCTGCTGAAGGTTGGGAGACGCTGCGCTGAGCCTCCCCGTCTCAGTCCCCATTTGCCTGTAATTGCAATGGATCCGGCCATCCGGCCCCACGGACTCCAGGAGCTTTTCAATGTTCGAAACCTTGGTGACCGCTGTCTTCCAGTTCAGGTATTGATCGATCAGCTCATAGTCCTTGCGCAGGAACGCCAACAGGTTCTGATCCAGGCTCGGGGCGCCCTTCTCATCCGGGGGTAGCAGGATGCCCGCCTGCTCAAAGCGCTCGGCCATCTGCTTCGGCGAGCGCGGGTTGAAGCCCTTGTAGACCTTGGTTCCCAGCCGCTTCGAACCGGAATCCTTCTCCCTGGTGTTGACGCTGCCATCAGGATCACGCGGCAGCCACGAGTGCGGATCATCCGGCAGGTTCGCCCGGATCTCCTTGTCGAGGTGCTCCAGAAACAGGGTTTTCAGAGCCTCAGCCTCCTGGGTCAGCGACAGCCGCAGGTCCTCTGCCCCAGGCTTGTCGAAGCCAAACCCGTGCCACTGCATCGTTGCGATGGGCCGGAGCACCCGCATCTCCAGCAGAAACAGATCCCAGAGCGTGAAGTTCGCCCGAATCCGCTGACTCCTGAGGCTCTCCGCCAACTCATCCGCCAGGAACGGCAAGCAGATCACGTCACGCGCCGCGTACTCGACCATCTCGCTGGTGATCTCGCCGGACCAATCCGCCTTCTGCAGCTCCTTGGCCAAGGGCAGCTTGAGCACCCGGTCCACCAATGAGCCGAGGTCGTTCTTGGCCCCGGTCCCGTTATTGATGATCTTCGCGGCAATCATGGTGTCAAACAGCACACCACCGAGGACGATGTTCTCTCCTCGCAAGAAATTCAGATCAAACGCAGCGTTCTGCAAGACCTTTCGGTTAGGCCCTTCCAATAAATCTCTGAGCTCACGTAACCCAGGTGAATCCCACGGCACACTCCTCTCGCCCTCGGCGCGCCAACCGTCGAGGTCAACAATCAGTGCAAAATCTTTAGTCCCAACCTGAATTAGCCGCACCTGATTCGTCAGCGGATCAAGGCCGGTCGTTTCCGTGTCAACGCCAAGAAACCCGTCTACAGCTGCGATCTCAGCGATACGACGTTGTAATAGGCCCACCTGATGGGGACCCTGAACAAAGTCGAAATCCAGACGTGTCAGGGCATCAACCCTTTCCTGTGTTTTTAGGGATGGCATTGTGGTGTAACGGCGTTTTGTGGATGGACCACCTCTCGCTGAAGTTCGCGGAGCAATCCGCGCTGCGCATGGTGGACAGCTGCACCGACCTCGAGCAGCTCAAGCCGCTGACTCGCAGCTTGGTCAAAGGACATTTCGAAGCCAAAGCCCTGATCTGCCTGCTGCTGGAGCAACAGATCGAAGCCCTCGGCCGAGATCGGTGTGAAGGGTGCCCATCCGTTTTCGGAACTGATCAGGCGCCAGCAAGCTGAGCCTTGAAACGCTGGAGCGTCTCGACCAGCCAGGAACGGCGATAGCTCTTCACTTGGCGAGGAGCACCATCAACAAACTGCTGGCGAGTCGGGGGCTCTTCACCAAAGTCCTCGCGGTAGGCGTTCGCCACCAGGATCCCGGCGGAGCGGTACTTGGTCCGGGGCAGCACCTCTTGGAACACCTCCATCCAGGCATCGCTCAGGGTCAGCTCGTCTTCCCCAGCCAGCGCGGGCACTGAACCCGAGCTCGCGGACAGCACGTTGCTGCGCACGATGTCCTTGAACAGCAGCTCGTCGCGCTGATCCATCCCGCCGAGCTTCTCGAACAGAGCCACGCTCCGCTCCACGAGGGCGACAACTTCAGCAGCACCGAGCCTGGGCGTCGATGTTTTCTGAGGTTGAGCAGCACCCTGGAAGCCCTCAATGAACCAGCCGTCCATCCAGACCGCGAACGGCGCCGAAATCCACCGGGCCAGATCCACGGCGACTTGGGGATGGACCCAGGTACCGCCGCCATGGCCCTGACGCGAAACGATCAGGTCAAACACCGGAATTTCCGTTGTTTGGGACAGGGCGTCCAAATACTGCTGGCACCGATCCGACTCCCGGTAGTCAGACCAGCGCTTCTCATTGGCCCGGCACATGGCCGTGGCGTTGACGAAGCCGTCGGTGGTCCGGCGGCTGATCGGGGTCCCGTTCCAGGAACGCGACACCAGCTTGTTGCTATCCATCGAGAAGAAAGACATGTAGGTTGTGCGGAGCCCTGCTCCGGATGTGGTTGTCGGAGCGGCGCGGCCACCAGCGGTGAACGGTGGTGACGCAGGGGGAGGAGGTTGCACTCCTCCCTTTGCCGTATCTGGTCAGCCTAGCCCCGATTCAGGAACTGCAAGCAGTCATCCACACCAGGGCTAGGGGCATGAGGCTCAGCCGGCCCTAAACCCAGCGTCGAGGTCGTCCCAGTCGACGACGGCCTCGGGCCTGGGCTCCTGTGCCCACACAGGCGGAGCCACCGGCTGACCACCGGATTCAGGGTGACTGATCACGGCCTCGGCCTCGGCACCGACGTCCTCCGAGCCAACTTCAGGGACGCCCTCGGGGCCCCTTATACCGAGTGTGGGCGTGTCATTTGCCCATTGCTCCTTGGAATCGCCCTCGGGGACTGGCGTTTGACCAATGGACAACCTGTCCTGTTCTGGATGTTGTCCATTGCTTTTCTGAACTGGTTGGCTCGGCTCAGAGCAATGGACACCGTACTCGGCAGAAACTGCTGTGTCCATTGCTTTTTCCTGTTCCTGCAATGGGTTTGAAGGACGAATCGACAAAAGTCCCCTCGTAGTAGGCAACGCACGCGCGCGTGAGGGAGGGAGTGTGTACGTCTGTACTGGTTTGTCGGCTCCATCCACAACCGTCTTCTTCCCGAGGACGAGGACGCCATCGTCAACCCATCGATCAAGCCAACGCTTCACGGTCCGACTCGCCGGAGCCCGGCGCCCCTGACCCCCCATCTCCTCGACCAGCGACTCCCACACCTCCTTCGCCGTCAGACGGTCCACGAGAGCGTCACCGTCCTCACCCCGCGCCTTGAGGACTTGGTCCTTCACGATCCGCAGCGCCATGGTGTGGGGCTCCGGATCACCCTGGCCCTGGTCCTCCCGCCGCTCGGTCGGGGTGTAGTCCCACACCGAGTACGCGAAGTCGTGGTCCCGCTCCACCACCAGCAAGTCGCCCTGGCGCCCGAGCCTGGACTTCTTGATCTGGATCATCCGGCAGCTGGACGGAACCCGCCCCCGCTCGCGCAGCGCCTCACGCTCATCCTCCGAGAGCGTCCGCAGGTGCCACTGCTCATCCACCGCAGCGATCAGGTAGCGCGTGCCCCTGGCATCGCCATTGGCGTTGTCGTGGTGAATCCAGATGATCGATGTCGCCGGGAACCCTGAGTCGTCCGGATCGCCGTTCTTCTCCGCGTAGTAATAGAAGGGGCTGGCGAACGCCTTGTCCTTCTCCTCGACCTGCATCTTGGTGCTGCAGGAGCCGATCGAGTCGACGACCACCAGCGCCGGCTTGTAGGCCCGGATCCACTCCGCAAACTCGTGCGTGTGGTTGATCTGGAAGCCGCGCTTCACGATGAACCACTTGTCGAGGGCGGGGTTGATGCCGTTGTCCTCGCAGTCCCGCAGCAGCTTGGCCGGGTTCTGATCGTTCTGAATCCAGAGCACCGGGCCCTGCTTCACCGGCAGCTCAATGCCGCGGATCCGCATCGTTTCGCCGCGCCCGACGACCTTGGCCAGGCCCATGCAGGCCGACGTTTTCCCGAGGCCGCCGGCCGCGTGCAGCATCACCTGGGTGGGCCGCATCAACAGGTTCGGCACCAGGAACTGCATCTGCTCCACGTCCTGCCACCACTCCTTCTTCTGGTTGTTGCGGCGGCTGTCCTCGTAGTACCGGTACTCATCCATGGCAGCCAGGCACTGCTGGCCCGTCAGCCTCCGGCCGGTCTCAGCCGCCAAGCCCGCCATCCGCCCGAGCCTGATCGCCGGGTTGAGCTCCTCATCGTGGATCTTGATCAGCGCCTCGTGAAACTGGCGCTCATCCATCACCAGCCGCGGGGCCTCCTTTGTGATTTGCGCCCGCGCATCCTCTGGGTAGTTGAAGCCGAGCTTGGTAGTGATCTCCGCGACGTACCGCTCCAGGTCCGGGCCCTGGGGCCGCTCGGCATACAGGTCATTGACCGTGACCTTGTGAACGAAGTCGAGAACGTCACCGCCAACCCCGCACGCCTTGCAATCCCAGCAGCCCGACTCTGCCGAGTACTGGAAGCTGGTCCCTGACTGCCCGCCATGCCATGGGCACCCGGACATCATCTGGGGCTTGTTGCCCCCGCGCTCCTTCCACCCGTACTTGTCGAACACCGGATGGTTGAACACCAGATCATCCAACCGAGGCCGCAGCAGCCGCTGCACCTCCTCCTTGAAGAACCAGCCACGGATCTGCCGTGACGGAATCGCCGTCTCCCCGAGCTCGGCATCCAATGCCTTCTGGTCGGCATCGCTCAGCCACTGCACCGGTTTGCGGTGGTCCCGCAGAACATCGAGCACCCAAGCCGGTGCCGGAGCGACCTTCGCCTCGTTGTAGTTCAGCCAGCGATACGGCTTACCTGTGTCGGGGTGGGGCGAGCCCGGCACCACGCTCTGGCACTGGTTGAAGCGCAGCACCACCTCCTCGTACTGGGGCGCTTCGCTCGCCTCGGCCTTCCCGGCCTGACGTTCGACATCGCTGTGTCCCAGGTGCCAACTGCCGTCAGCACGCAGGATCAGCGTCTTGACATGCCGAAGCTCAGGGACAATCGACTGAGGCACCCGGTACAGCAGCTGCCGCCGCCCCGGCTTCCCCGATGTCCACGACATCGTGCGCTCCTCACCGAGCGCGTCGTAGTCGTTGCCGGCGGCATCCTTGTACCGACCGTCCGCCTCCGGCCCATCAATATCCAGGGCAATCAGGCCCCCCGAGAACTCCCCGGTGACCACACCGAGGCCGGCGTAGGCCCTGTTCGTCTTATAGGCATCGATGCAAAGCTCCCGGGTCAGGGGCTTGGTGCTCCACTCCTTGACGAAAGTTGCTTTCCCTGCCACGGGGACAAAAGTCCACCACTCGGGGAAAACGCCCTCCCGCAGGAGATCGATGGCACGCTTCCCCTTGTCCGGGAACGCACCGCTTGCGGCTGGTACAGCTGTCATGTAAGTTTTGGACGCTTGAGACTTGTCCTTCAGGACGCCAGAGCCCCCGCCCCTGACCAGGCCGGGGGCTTTTTGCTGGTCGGCGCCCATCCAGGACAAGCCACCGTACCGGCGCAACCTGAATCGGACAAGCTGCAAATCCTGCGGATTTTGTGGAAAGGATGCCGACTTCGGCCGCAACCTTTTAAGGTTGGGTTGAACCCTTAAAGCCTTCAGGCGCAGAACTGGTGCCCAACCACACCGTTTCAATGGCTCAGCCTCGACTGGAACGGGAAGTCGATCCCCTCACCCAGTTCGAGGGAGGCGTCCAGACCTTCGCCCTGCTGTTCACCCGCTGGATGGACACCAACGGCTGGTCACACCCAACGATGGTGACCCTGGCCAAAGCTTGCCTCGGCGGAACCGGCTGGCTCCACAGCAGCCAGATCAGCGGCCTCCGCCACGGGCGCCTCCTCAGCCCCGGCCCCCGGACCTTCATCGCTGTCGAGCGGCTCAACTTCTATATCCACCGCTACGCCACCACGAAAAAACTGCTCCCGGGCACCCCGGGCAGCAACCTCTACGCCAAGGCGTTCGCCATCACCGAGAACGACAAACCGCCCGAGCTCGGCTGGTGGGTCGAAGTCTTCTGCGGCCAACGCATCCCCCAGGACATCGACCTCCGTCAGACCTTCTTCACTGACGACCAAGCCACCAAGATCTCCAGCAGCTGGGGCGGGATGATCCGGAAGCTGATGATCCAGAAGGACATGGACATCATCGTTGAACTGGACCGGGTGCTCCGCGAGAGCTACCCCGCCAAGGATGCTGAACGTCTAAGCCGCGTCGCCAGCGTCATCCAGAACCGTGAGACCTGGAGCGCCCAGGAACTGGTGAACGAGCTCCCCGCCATCAGCAACCTCACCGCGAGCCTGGGCGGCCCCAAAACCGAGAGCGACCTGCTCCGCGCCCTCAAAGACTGAATCCGCGCACCGCGCCACCATCTGTGGTGTCAACGGCTCCTTGCACACCATATGGGGCGGCTAGATTGAGGGGACTGCTTCTAGTTCGTGGACGTCACCTCCTTATTCGCCCCGGCACACGCTTCCCGACCGCTGCAGGCGATCAACTGGGAGTACAAACACCTTTTTGACATCGAATTCATCGGTGAATCGGACCAGGAGTTCGTCCGCCTCATCTATGAAGACGACGAAAGCGGGGAAATGCACACCCTGCTGTGTGGCCGCCAGCATTACCGCCATCTGGGCCCATACATCGCTGACTTCCGCGCCTGGAAATCAGACCCCTACGCCCACGAAAACACTGTCATCCCAATCGCTCTGAGCCCCTGCGGTCGCGCTGTGTTCAGCCTCGCCGGCGCTGAGCACGACCACCCAGAGCTGGCCAGGCGCAACGTCAACGTCAAACTCCACCCCGAGGCCGCTCACCAAATCCGGAAAGCGGCCAAAGCCCGCGGCATGACTGGGGCCGAGCTCGTACTGACAGCCCTCCTCAAATCTGCATCCAAATTCGGTTGACATCACGGGCCAACCTGCTTAGGCTGACTTCAGTCGACCCTTCCGAGTGAGCACCAAGCACCGTCTTTACGGCGAGCTCAAGCGCAAACGGCATCTGTATCTCACGGACACCGCACACACTCATCTGGTCGACCTGGCACACAGCTCTGGCTCTTCCCCCTCCGAGGTCTGCGAGCAGATCATTCGGAACCACGCCACCGCCGCCGCCATCCCAGTCACCTCGGCATCTGACGCCCCATGACATCCGCATTCCTTTCCCTCGACCTTGTCGAAGAGATCTCCAAGGAGTCTTCGAGCAACGGTCGCTACCTGAACCCCGCCAAACTCACCGGCGAAAAGCGTCTCCGCTTCTTCGGTGAAGGCATCACGGGTTACAGCGCCTGGACCATCGACAAGAAACCAATCCGCTGGGAAGCCAAGCCCGCCGAACTCCCCCCGAACCTGGCTCCCGACCTGAGCGGCAAAGTCACGCTCAAGCGCTTCCTGGCCGGCGTGGTCTACGACTACGAGGCCGGTGACTTCAAGATCCTGGAGATCACCCAGCGCACCCTGATGGACCAACTGTTCAAGTTCATCAAGGACGAGGACTACGGCGACCCCACCGGCTACGACATCAAGATCAACAAGACCGGTGAAGGCAAAGAGACCGAGTACTCCCTCGTCGCTGCCCCGCCGAAGTCCGTCACCAAGGACATGGCCACCGCTTTCGAGAACCTGACCTGCAACTTGAAAGCCTTGTTCGATGGCGACGACCCTTGGGCTGAAGCTGCTGCCTGAGTTCACCAGTTCCTGAACGGGGCGGGCCGTAACCCGCCCTTTTCGATACTGTTGGCAAAACCTTTGTGCCCATGTCCGCGAACCAGCCGCCTCTCCTGCACGTCTACGCACGAAATGTCGAGCACTGTGCGTTCAAGCGCGGTTGGTCGACGCCTCGACTGGCCACAGAACTCGGCGTCTCGCTGAACACGCTCAACCGCATCCGCTTCGGCCGCAGCCGCTACCTCGACCCCGAGGTCTTCACAGCGCTGCTGGAGCTGTTCGGTTGTGAACCCAACGACCTCCTGCTCCCCCAGCCCGGCATTGACTACGCCATCACTGACTGAACGTCTCCGGGCTCTCCCCCGCTACGAGCCTGTCCGCTCCCACGAGGGCGACGAGCGTCTCTACGCCACCCCCGTCGGCTCCTGCCCCTCGGTCACCACGATCCTCTCCGGCTCCCGCGACAACTCCGGCCTCGAAGCCTGGCGCGAATCCGTCGGCCACGAGCGCGCTGACTTCATCAGTTCCCTGGCCTGCTTCCGGGGCAACAACCACCACCTAGCAATCGAGCGGTACCTCACCGACGGCACCGAGCCCGGCTTCGACTTCCTCCAGACCCCCTACTGGAAGAGCACCAAGTCCTTCCTCACCACCGTCGACGCACCGCTCCTCCTTGAGGGCGCGATCTGGCACCCCGACGGCTTCGCCGGCACGCTCGACTGCCTCGCCTACCTCGCCGAAGACGGTCTCCAACCGACATTGCTCGACTGGAAAACGGCTGACACCCCCCGCAAGCCCGACAAGATTTACGAGTACTCGCTGCAATGCGCCGCGTACACCGCCGCAGCGAACTACGTCTACGGCCACCTGGGCCTGCACATCACCCAGGCCAAGATCGTCATCGCCATCGCGGACTCCCCTCCGCAGATCGAGACCCTCGACGCCCGGGCCCTCGAACAGCTCTACAAACACTTCCTCGCCCGGCTGAAGCGCTTCACCTTCAGCCGAGCCCGGAGGTCAAAACGATGAAGCGCGAACAAAACAAGGTCGAGGAATACCTGAGTTCCGCCATCGCCGGCTCGCTCATCGGCCAAATCGCCAGCCGCCGCGAGCTCAGCTTCTACACGCTGCTGGGCCCCAGTTTTGACGGCGACTCCCCCGAACTCCGCGCCCTCAGCGACGAACTCACCGAGCTCGGCATCAACCCCGACCTCCTCGCCAACCACGCCCTCTCCAGCCTGGTCGCCCTCTTCGTCGAAGAGAGCAACGCCAACTTGATCGTCTGCCAATACACCTCGCTCCTCTGGTCAATCCTCGGCGACCCCAAAAACGGGGGCAAACCCCCCGAGATCTACCGCAAAGCCGGCGTCGCAATGCACCTCGCCCTCCTCGGAATCCTCGACCCCTCCTTCCCCGAGTAACCCAGTCATGCGCACCCCACCCCGTCTGATCGGCCTCTACAGCCCGGCCCCCCGCTCCGGCAAAACCACCATCGCCCGCTACCTGATCGACGCGGGCTACGAAACCATCTCCTTCGCCCACCCCATCAAGCGCATGGCCACGGTCCTGCTGATGGAACTCGGCCACGACCTCGACACCATCAACCGCCTCCTCGAGTACGGCAAAGGCGACACCATCCCCGGCATCAAAACCAACCTCCGCCACATCCTCCAAACCCTCGGCACGGAGTGGGGCCGCGACTGCATCCACCCCGAGCTCTGGCTGATGTGCTGGGAGCACGCCGCCACCCGCCAACTCAACAACGGCTTCAACGTCGTCTGCGACGACATCCGCTACCCCAACGAAGCCGCCCTGATCCGCCGTCTCGGCGGCGAAATCTGGTGCGTCACCCGCCCCCACACCGAGCGCGGCACCAGCCACTCCTCCGAGGGCTCCCTCGACAACTACCCCCTCTTCGACCGCCGCATCCTCAACGACGGCACCTTGCTCAACCTCTACGAGCGCATCCAACAAATCCTGACCCCCCAATCCATCGCCGTCTAACCATGCCCCCCATCCCCACCAAATCCGTAACCCTGGCCCCCGAGCCCGGCGACATCCGCACCTACCCCTGGCGCTTCCAACTCGGCGAGCTCGTCTACATCAAAGGCTGGCCCCTCGACGAAGTCCTCACCGTCATCGGCGGCGAACTCTGGCTCGGCTTCCCCCACCTCCGCCTGTACCACCGGGACGGCACCACCTGGCGTGTCCCCCAGCTGCACTGTTCCTCCAAACCGATCAGCTTCCGCAAGCCCTGACGCATGCCCGCCGAGTTCGTCCACTGCACCCCCGACGCCGAGCGCCTCATTGTCAAGATGGCCCGCGTCAGCAACCCCGACAACGCCGACAACTGGGACACCGGACCCAAGCTGCTGCGCTACCTCATCGCGCACCGCCACTGGTCCCCCTTCGAGATGGCCTCGCTCTGCCTCCGCCTCGAAACCGAGCGCGACATCGCGGCCCAACTCCTGCGCCACCGCAGCTTCTCCTTCCAGGAGTACTCAACCCGCTACGCCCGCACCACCCTGGCCGAGTGCCCGCCCCAGCGTCTCCAAGACACCACCAACCGTCAAAACAGCCTGGACACCATCCCCTTCGCGATGAAGTCCTACTGGGACCTTCGTCTCGGCCGCGTCATCGGTGACGCCTTCCTCCTCTACGAAGACATGCTCACCGAGGGCGTCGCCAAAGAAACCGCCCGCCGCATCCTGCCGCTCTGCACCCCCACCACGCTGTACATGCACGGCACGCTGCGCAGCTGGATCCACTACATCGACGTCCGTTGCGACCCCGGCACCCAACTCGAACACCGCGAGCTCGCCACAGAGTGCAAAGCAATTTTTACTACCCAATTCCCCACCATCGCTGAAGCGGCTTGGCCATAGCACCAAGCTCTGGGCCTCCTTTTTAGGTGTAAGTCCCTGGTTTTGCGGCACCCTGCATCGCCTTGCAGCGCGGCGCACGGCCCCGCACAGCGGTGCGCCGCAAAGCACAGCTCCCCGCACCGAGTCGGGGACCCCAACCCCTACGAGGAACTCACCATCAATGGCTTTTCTCCGCTATTCAGTAGAGCTAACAGGCACAGCACCTTTGCTCTGCTCTAACAATTGCACAATCGATCAACTCGGCACTCCAGCTGACATCCTTGGCTGGTACCACAAGATCCCGCAGAAGAAGCGAGAGCTCCGCGTAGAGCGTTCAATGCGCAACTTTCATTGGCTTTTCAGCGGCTACTGGAAACACGAAGGTGCGGTCCAGCACCCTTCAGAGACAGATGGCTGCGATGTTTTCGAGAACTACGCTGATCCGATTCTTCCCGCTCCCAACTTGCAGCGCTGTTTGCGTGATGCTGCAACGGCGTGGAAGCTTGGTAAAGACGTCTCACGCTCCACAATCGTGGAGAACGACTCCCCAATTACATACAACGGCCCGCGAGAAGCCCGCGCCATGCTCAAAGATGGGCGTTTCTACAGTTGCCGCCCTAATGGCAGAGGGAACATGGCTATCCGCGTCATGTTCCCTGAATGGAGCGTCCGCTTCCGCGTGCTGATTAACGACGAAATCATGGGAGAACGGGATTTTGTCAAGATTCTTGATCGCGCAGGAGTAGCTGAAGGCTTGGGAGCCTGGCGCCCTGGCAGCCCTAAGGGCGGGCGTTTCGGCCGCTTTTCTGTTACTGATTTCACCCCGCTCTCATTTGAGGAGGCCGAGTGATGGAAACTCATAACGCCACAATTGACTACATCAACCTGCGCAAAGGAGACCGCATCGAGGCCGACGTCGTTTGGAACTTCTACGCTTTGCTCAAACCCGAGGTTTATCAGAACTGGATCGACGAGCACGGCAACGAAGATCTAGCCAAAGCGGCACACATGCCCCAAACTCTCGTCCGAGTTCGCGACTGGATCGACGCACGCCGTAACGCACTGGACCTTCCCCCTCTCGTTATCAACACTAAAAACACCGGGCTCAATGTTCTCAACGACGAAGAGGCCAGTCGTTACCTCTCCGACCGTGCTTTCGCCGGTCTGCGCCAGCACGCCAAGAACACCGGCAGACTGATCGCAGCGGTTGACGAGACACAGCTCAGCTCTGCCGCGTTGCGTGAACACGAAAGCCGATTGCGTACACATAGCTTCGTTCTTGCTTCCACCCATGGGGCCCAGACGATGCTTCGCAAGCTGCGCCGGGAGGGCAGAGAGGCTCCCAAGCTGAAGTAATCCCTGGGCTTCCTTCCGAGGTGTAAGTCCCAGGGCCGCCGCATTGCTCCGCGTCGCATCGCACCGCGCCACTTCGCCCCGCAAAGCCTAGGCCCCCACACCGAGTTGAGGGCACCAACCCAACACAGAGTCCCGGCTCTCTGGTGGGTTGACCTACCACCGCCGCCGTGCATCGCATCGCTCACCTCCGCAACCCACCGCCGTGCTCCGCAGCGCAACGACCTCTGCACCGAGTCAGAGGTACTACACAAGAACAACAAATGACTCAACCCTTACGCATCACAATCGAGTCAACCGCCGATGGATATCTGCGGTGGGAGATGGTTTGCGGTCCGGACGGAAAGCTCCATTTCGCAGGCACGTCGCCGCTGCTCGAAAGATGTTTTGAGGATTTGATCAGAGCCCAATGGACCCTCGCCGACCACCTCACAGCTGACCCGGACCCCGAGCCCGACTGGCTGCCTGACCCACCCGCGCACCAGACGCCCATCCCCGAGGTCCATCCGACCGCTGGCGCTGCGCTCCCCGTGCAACAGGACATCCCAGCCGGCGGCCATCTAACTAAACCTTCCGAACTTTTTTACCCTCACCCATCCAGTTCTGGTTGACAATGCCCGCATGTCTCAATCAGAAGTACACAGCTATCTGACCGAGATCGGTCGCCACCCGGTCCTCTCGAAAGAGGCCCAGCTGCGGCATTGCCAGCGCATCTACGCCTGGGTCCACCACGAGGCCGGCCGCGACGCAGCCCCCGACCGCATCCGCCGCTCCGGCTCCCGCTCCATGGAGGTGATGATCCGCACCAACCTCCGCCTGGTCGTCTCCATCGCCAAGCGCTACCAGGGTCGGGGCCTGGACCTCGCCGACCTCATCCAAGAAGGCAACCTGGGCCTGATCCGCGGCCTCGAGCTCTACGACCCGACCCGCGGCTACGCCGTCTCCACCTACGCCTACTGGTGGATCCGCCAAGCCATCACCCGGGCCCTCCACACCCACGCCCGCTCGATCCGCCTGCCAATCAACACCCACGAACTGCTCGCCCGCATCCAGCGCTTCACCACCGAGCACACCAGCCTCTACGGCACCGCCCCCACCGTGCTCCAAATCGCCGAATACACCGACACCAGCCCTGAGCGCATCGCCCAAGTCCTCCAAACCCACACGCTGACCGCCTGCTCCTCCCTCGACGCCATCACCACCGAGGGCGGCACCACAATCATCGACCTCATCCCCTCCCCCACCGAATCCAACGAAAGCGAACCGGACGAAGTCCTCGCCCTCGACGCCAACAAAGAAGCCGTCCAAGCAGCCCTCGCGGCCCTGAACCCCACCGAATTCCGGATCATCCAAGCCTCCTTCTTCCAGGGCCGCACGCTCAAAGACATCGCCACCGAGTTCGGTTTCAGCCGCTGCCGCGCCGGCCAAATCCAAAAAACCGCCATCCGCAAACTCCGCATCACCCTGTCCCTCGCTGGCCACGCCCCCACCCCATGAGCCCCTCCCCCATCGTTCCCCTGCGCTGGTACGAACTCTGGATGCTCCGCTTCCTCTCCCGCAGCCCCCGCATCCAACGCATCACGATTTGGCAGGCCAGCCTCGAGCCCGTCGCCCCGGCCCAACCCGACCTCGTGGAGCAGCTCGAATCCCTGTACGAGGGCCCCCCAGCCCAGCGGTAGAGTTGCGGTAACTCCCCTAGAACGTCAAGTGCCCGCCAAGAAGCCTGTCCCCAGAGCCGAATTCTTCGCCATCTGCGAGGACCATTACCGGCGGGACGGCTTCGTGAAGTGGGCTGCAGTCGCGGAACAACTCGGCGTGACCCGCCAAGCAGTAGCCGTGCGCCTTGAGAAGGCAGTACGGAATGGCCACCTGTCGGAAGATGACTACAAGCGCTGGGCTGGAACCAAGGCCAGAGAGGTGTTCTCCACCGAGCGCGAGGCCGAACGCCAGGAGAAGAAAAGACGCACAATCGCGACCTTATTAACCCCAGAGAACCACGACTGGGTAACCAACGAATGCGCACGACGCCACATTCGGTCGGGCGATTTAATAAACGAACTTATTAACGGAGCCCGAATCAAATAGGCGAATACCAACACATACATATTAAATTTTTACTGGCCCGGCGATGTGCAATCACTCGCCCCCATGTCTCACGGCAAGACTCAGTGAGACCCAGGGTTTTCCGCAGGGGGTTGACGGGTGCGCCGAGTTGCCGTAGGATGCTCTCACGCGCGCACGCGCCGCGCGTTCTATCTCTGCCCGAGCATCCCCACGGGCTCGCTCTGCAGGGGTTGACGGATCGCCCGATTACCCCTTACCTTGGTTTCAACGGATCGAAAGCACCCGCGGCCGTCGCGCCCGGTTCTCCGCTCTCGCTCCCAGGCCACCGGCTCGCCCGGCAGCCGCCAAACCCAGGGGGTTGACGGATCGCCCGATTAACCCTTACCATTCAGAGGCAACCGATTCAGGAAGCGAACATGCACTGACCCATAGCGCAACCGAACAAGCGCGGCCGGCCTGGCGGATCCCAGGAGCGATAGCTGTGGCAGCGTCCGGACTGACTGGGCGCTAGCTGTGGGCAACGGCTTTCATGCCGGCCTCACGTACGACCTGCTCGGATCACACCGAGCACGACGACCGGCACCGACATACCCAAACGCCATAACGACGGGCGATAGCGGGTGAGGTGCTCAGTAGCCGATGGTTGGGGTGCTCATGGCGAACGCGGAACCTCCTGCAGAGGGGTGCTGCCACCGGTGTTTGTTTAGGGAGCGCTCCTGCAGGGCTCCCGGCGTCCTCCTAACCGAGGGCGTGGTGCGCCGGCCCCTTAACGCCCGGCCTGCAGGCATGGTGGTTCTGATCCACCCGGTGTCCGTCCCGCTGACTGACAACGGTGGCCGCGTGCCCACCGTGGCAACGAGCACTCGGCTCTGCTCAGCACGCACAAAACATCTCCCCCAGAAGTTCCCCCTGGCGCACTGCGTCCGGGGGTCTTTTGGCTGAGGTGCTTTGCATCTCCATCCCTCTCAAGCTGTGAGTTCAGCCATGCAATTCGACTCACGCCGGGCCACCTGCCCCGGCTACCTGGAGTTCATCTGGCGCACCGACACCCCCCTCCCCGAGGGCGCCAACCCACAAGCCATCGCCTACATCACCGACACCTACAGCACCCCGCGCAAGCCCTGGTTCTGCGGTGTCTACGGCATCCACGTCGTCGAAGGCGCCTCCATCGCCTCCGTCAAGTCCGAGCTGTTCGCCCTGATCGAAGCCGGCCAATGATCACCACCCACGCCACCGAGCACGACTTCTCCCGTTGGGAAGCTCACGCCAAAACCCTCGACGCCTACTCCCTCCGCTACGTCATCTCCGACTGCAAGCAAGCTGCAGCCGGCATGTTCGGGTGGAATCCTTCCCGCGAGGGCTACTACCTCGACCAAGCCGCCACCTACGGCATGGAACTGACGCGCCGCAACCGCCAGCTCCCGCCCGCCTTGCGCCACCGCTAACCGATTCAGGAACTGCACACGCCATGACCGCAACGCTCCACATCCATCCGGAGGACTTCGACGCCCTCCTCAAATACTTCGCTCGCGCAAACCAGCTCCATTACGACGGCTACTGCACCGAGGACGAGTTCAACACCGTGCAGGACTACATCGACCAGATCAAAGACCTCGCCCTGAACTACCGCCAATGAAAACCCACTTCCACGATCCGGCCCAACCACCTGTCACTCCCGAGCAACTGCGCTCCGTAGGTGTGGACCCCACCGACCTCTATTGGTCCGGCACGTTCCGCTCGTGGCGCTTCGCTGGCGCCACTGCCAGCCGCTCCCCTTACTTCTCCACCGGCCAGATCCTCCACGAGCTCGGCCTCACCCCCGACCCCCGCGCCTGACAACCATGCTCATCATCGACACCTGCTCCGGCACCGTCCTCGCCGCCGAGTACTGCGTCCTCGTGCCTGACGCCGCCCTCACCGAGGCCGAATGGGACGCCCTCGACGCCATGTCCGACAGCGAAGTGTCCGCCCTCGCCCGAGAGCGTGGCCGGCCAATCCTTCCGGACGCTCAAGCCCTCGACGCTGTCGCGGAGTTCTTGTCCGGTGAGGACTGGTCCTCCGAATACATCGAAGCAGTAGCTGACACGGTCCGCGCCACAGGCCGCACCATCGCCGACCTGCCATGACCATCACCTTCTCCCGATCCCACGGCGGCTATGTCGTCCGCCTCGACCGCAACCTGATCGGCCTACTGCTGGCGCCGCGCCCCCACGAACAGGACTGGCGCATCCTCACCGAGCACGGCGACTGCGCCAGCGCCCCCACGTTGCAGGACGCCAAGCGCCTCGCCGCCGACTTCCTCATCCTCGATCACGCCGCCTAACCGCCATGGCTACCCGCTCCGCCATCGGCTACGCCCTGCCCTCCGGCAAGGTGCGCGCCGTCTACTGCCACTGGGATGGCTACCCCGCCCACCAGCTGCCCATCCTCGAAGAGCACTACCCCACCTTGTCCAAGGTGCGCGAGCTCATCCGCCCGGGCTCAATGTCCGCGCTCCGCACCTCCCAAATCTGGGAGTCCGAAGCCACCCGCGACCCCCAACCCCTCTACCACCACGAGCGCGGTGCCGGCCCCTGGTCCGCCGGTGACGGCGGCTACGGCGACCCCCCGTTCTCCGTGCCCGATGCCGACGCCCCCTCCCACTGGGCCAAGTACGGCTGCGAGCACCTCTACATCTTCCGCCCCGGCTACGGCTGGTTCCACTACGAGCTCTGACCCATGCCCACCAACCCCAACGGTCGAGTCCTCTACGAGGGCCCGTCCCTGCTCGATGGCGCCCCCATCGTCGTCATCGCCACCGGCTTCGCCGAGCGCTCAGGCAACGCCAAGACCGGCTCGATGATCCAAACCTGGATCCTCCGCCAGGACATCCCCCCTCACCACGCCTTCCGCGGCCCCGAGGGCGGCTCGGTCTGCGGCGACTGCTCCCACCGCCTCAATGACACCTGCTACGTCTCCTGGTGGCAGGCCCCGCTCGCCGTCTGGAACTGCTGGCACCACGGCGCCGGCTACGCCCCGGCTTCTCCGGCTGACTTCGACGACGTGCTCCTTCGCATCGGCTCCGGTGGTGACCCATGCGCTGTGCCCGAGCACGTCTGGCTTCCACTGATCAGCCGCGTAGCGGCCCACACCGGGTACACCCACCAATGGCGCAACCCCGTCGCTGCCTGGGCCCGGGGCGTGCTTCAAGCCAGCTGCGACGGCTTCGCCGACTACCTCGACGCCACCGCCCACGGCTGGGCCACCTTCCTCGTGACCCCTCCGGATGCGCCCGCCCCGGCCGGCACCGTCCACTGCGCCGCCTCTGCCGAGCGCGGCCACAAAACCACCTGCGCTGCCTGCACCCTCTGCGACGGCGCCACCACCAACGTCGTAATCCACGCCCACGGCTCCCGCGCCTCCCGCGTGGCCCTCCGTAACTGATTCCTGAATTGGTTGACTCATGACCAGCCTCCGCCCAAGATCTCAACGTCGCCCCCGCGCCCCCATGCCCCCCTGGCTTGCCGCCGAGCACCTCGCCGGCTTCGTCCTTGGCCTGGCCCTCGCCGCCATGGCCATCGACCACGGAATGCAGCACCCCACCAACACGCTGCCCAGCCCTGTCCCCACCACCTACCCGGGCCCATGACCTACTGCCCTGACCCCCGCACCCTCGATCCCCCGGACGAGCTCCCCTGCTCCCCACCTCACCCCGTCTGGCACTTCCTCTCCGACGACTTGGAGCACGAGCACTGGGTCGACGACCCCACCGAGGTCGACGACTACCTCGCCGCCTACGCCGAGCGCGGCGCTCCCTTCACCCTGCGCCAGCTCCTCATCGAGGACTGAGCGCCTCCATCCCTCTCATCCCTCACTGCTGTGACAACCACCATCACCCGGGCCCCCGCGCCCAGCGTCCGGCGCAAACGCGCCTACGTCCCAACCGGCGACGTCGGCCGCCACCTCTCCCGCGCCGCCGAACTCCAAGCCCAAATCGCTGAGCTCACCGCCCTCTACGACACCGAGCGCGACTGGCTCCGCACCCACATGGCCGGCCAATCCCTCGCAACCCTCGAGCTCGGCCCAATCCGCTGCACCCTCAAATCCCGCAGCCGCTGGACCTACAGCCCCGAAACCCAGCGCGACATGCAGGCCATCGCCGTCACCCAGAAGTGGGAGCAGAAGCAAGGCATCGCGCAGAACGACCCCACCTACTACGTCGCCCTCACCCACAGCGAGTCATGACTGTTACCCAGCTATCCCCAACCCAGCTGCACCGCACCGTCGCCTCCATGGAGCGCCACGGCGGTGGCTTCTGCCGCGCCCTCGCTGGCGCCTGGTACCTCGCGGACCGCAACAACAAGGCCCGCATCGAGGCTGCCTTCGCCCACCTCCTCGCCGACTACTCCCCCGGCTCCGGCTTCTACGAGGACGAGTACTAACCCATGACCACCAGCTACCTCCGCCTCTGGTACCGCTTCGACGGCACCTGGCACAACCGCGTCTACGCCACCGAGGACCCCGAGTGGCGTAGCGCCTTCACCAGCCTCAGCGGGTCTCGATACAACGTCCGTATCGAGTACCTGCACGACCGCCCCACGCATGACGGCACCAACACCTACTGCCAAGCGGCCTGATCCACGCAATGACCCCGACTTCGACACCTGGACCTACGGCACCGAGCCCATTCCCGGCGACAACACCTGGACAACGCCCCGAGCCCTACGCCCACGCCCGCTGGCAAGCCGGCTGGACCCATGACTCCGGGGTCTGGATCGCCCCCGACGGCACCACTGCCGCCGACTGGGCGCTCGAAGGCAACCCCTTCCCCGAGGACGACGGTTACCTCAACTGGGCCGATGCCTACTGGCACTACGAAC